GGGGTGGGGCATCACTCGGTGTCCCACCCCACTGTCAAACTGACACTATGAAATATCCACTACACCGAGACAGCGAAGGACGATGGGTCCATGACTGGGTACGCCAGTCATCCATCAAGACAGCAGACATGTGCCTAGAAAGATTCCGAAACACAATCTTTGGCCTTGTAAGCGAAGAAATAAAAGATGCCGCCACACTGGGCACGGCCTGTCACTCAGTGGCAGAGGACGCCCTCAACACCCGCAAAGGCGGCGGCGAAATGACCCGACAAGACATGATTGACTCATTTGAAATGCATTGGGAGGAAGTACTCCCCACCATCGAAGTGTGGCACAGCTACTCAGCAGAAAACGCTTACGTGGAAGGACTACGCAAAGTCGAATCATGGCGCACCGAAGTACTCCCCGAACTACAACCAGTAGGTGTCGAAGAACATTTCGATTTACTTTTCCATGAAGATAAGCAACGAGTCGTAAAGTTTTCGGGGACAATAGATTTAGTCGAGGAGGACAGGCTGTGGGATTGGAAGTTCCCCAGTCGTGACTACAGCAGAGATCGCTGGCAGTACGAAAGATGGGATGTCCAATCTATGGCGTACTGCTGGGCGAAAGGTATCCAAAATTTTTCTTATGCGATTATGCACCCGAAGGGTGTCGGTCGCATGGAGTTAGTTCGTGACGACAGCCACACCGAATGGCTGAAACAAAAGGTCTTAGGGCTGTGCTACATCGTGGAACAGCAAGTGGGTAAGTACCCGCTTGGTGACGACGGTTGGTGGTGCTCTGAGAAATGGTGCCCAGTGTGGGCACGGTGCAAAGGCGCAACAATAGGAGGCGCAAAGTAATGGCATGGAAACCAATGGAACCGCATGAGCGGGCCAGCATAGAAGCCCAAGTGATCTTGAAAGGTGCCGTCGAATTGACAGCAGCACAGAGCACAGCGGGCACGTTAGATCCCAACGAAGATATTTTAGACACATTGGACCTCACGGCCAAAGTGTTGACTAATGTCCTCGGAGACATAAAAGAAAAACTGGGAGCAGCACCCGTAGAGGTAGCAGTAGAGACAGTAAAAGCTGCGTTCCCTGGTGCGACGAGTGCGTCGCCACAGCGGACAAGCCTGTACTTAGACGAAGGGGAGTACGACGGCGTACACAAGATATTCTTAACTGAGAAGAGTGCGGGAATCGTGTATGCGTCAAAAGACTCAGCGTTTATGGACAACCAGGCAATACGGAAGCTGTATCAAAACGGGGTTCGTCAATTTCCTGCGGACTATTGGGCAGATTCAATGCGAGGTAAAGACATTCCGCAAACCAAAACAGGGAAATGCGGACTCGGTGACTTCAAATTGAAAAAGGGTTTATCAGTCGGTGACGACGGGCAAGCCTTTATCGGCAAGGGTGACGGCAACCATCCACTAGCAGGCAAGAGTGGATACTTTGCTGGACTACAGAAGAACACTTCGTGGTCATGGCCTGAGCGTCCCGATCCAGTTGACCCGCAGGGTTGGCTAGTCGGAATTGATGCCTAAAGAAATCAGCATGGAGGAGGCGAGGCAACTCGTAGCGGGAGCGGCATCTGCGGCTGCTCCCGCACCTCTTCCCGCTGAACCTGACGAAATCGACGGCGTTTCTGCCGCCGATTTACGCAGATTGTTTACATCCAAAGGCGAGCAGGTTCGTCGTATGCGACACGACCTGCGTGCGGGGAACGAATGGCGATTCGGAATACGGTCCTTTGATGAAGCAACATTGGGGGGTGCTAGACCAGGGCAGTTAGTGACATTGATAGGTAGATCGCATACAGGAAAAACGTTGCTGGCTATGAACATGGTTGCCAAGAATCGCAACCACCGCACCTTGTGGGTGAGTCCCGATGAAACCGAAACAATGTTTTGGGGACGGTACTCGTCTATTCGTTTGGAGTATGACCAGAAGGAATGGATTAGTCGTTTGATCCGCGAAGATCCCACAGCGTGGGAACGAGTGGAACAGATAATGCAAGATGAAACCAACTTGCATTTTGAGTCCACGGGTATGAGCGTCGCAGATTTAGATAAAGCGTTACGTATTGCCTCCACCACCCTGTGGGGAGGCAAACGCCCCGAAGTTTTAGTTTACGATTTCCTTGAACTTATTAGAGGTGGAGAAACGGGGGATGCAGCTAGTGTCCAAGCCAAGATCGAATCTTTCAAACAACTTGTATCTGACTGGAGAGTGGTGGGTGTCATCATCCACCAATCAGGTAGAGGAACAGGTAACCGAGGAAAAGCTGGCGGACTTGAAGCAGGACGGTACGCCTCCACCAGCGAAAGCCACTTCTTAATTGAAACGTGGCGTAGGTGGGACGACACCAACCTTGATGAAGAAACCCGTGCCTACTATGAGGACGAAGTAAGCGCTGGCCTGTGGAAAAACAAGGCAGGTGATGGGGAAAAAGCTGAGGTAAACCTCACCATCGACAGCAGCGGACGTATTCTGGAACCTGGAGTGACCTGGGAACAGGGGGCATTTGATGACTAGCTCCGCTGCAAAGGTGTTCGGAAACGTGTTCGAGGGGTTCCCGTATGCGTTCGGCACCGACAAAGGTGGGTGCCGTTGGATACCCGTGACAACAGAACTGATTGAGAGACACCTAGACGGCTCTGAGATGGTCGGAATCTATCCGATGGTCTACGACCCCCACAAAGAACAATCAGGGCCAGCAGGGTTCCTACGATCGGACAGCGAGGCGAACGCCAACACCCTAGGGTTACGTCCCCTCTACCCCCACATGAAACGGGAACTATGGATGTGCAAATGGGGTGCCATCGACATAGACGAAGGCACCGCAGATTCCCACACCATCGCCAAAAACGCACTCAAACTATTTGAAGCACTAGGAATCACGGCGTGGCTAGAACTATCCCGCACCAAAGGATGCCACGTATGGGTATTCGCAGAAGAATGGGTGCGCACCACCCTCATGCGCAAAGCCTTACAAGCAGTAATGCAACTCGCAGGCGGAGACTACGACGCTGTATACCCCAAATCAGATTGGTTAGACGGTCCCCCAGGAAACTACGTGCGGCTCCCCTACGGAGGCGCACGCCCACAGGGGCGACAAATTATCATCAACTCCAGCGGCGAACCCTACGACATTTGGGATTTCATAATAGGAGCCGAAGCAGAACGCACCCCCATAGAAGATCTGGAACGAGCGGCAGAGCTATACCAAGACCACGAACCAGACCTACCCCCACCAAGGGACTACAGCAAAGAACCCCTCATGCGGATAGACGGGTCACGCCTACGAGGACTCGCCCTAATGATGTACCGCAACGGCCCCGTCGATTACTACAGACAACACGGAGCAGGACATGGACGACACGGATTCCTCAACCGCTTCGCCCGAGCCATGTTCGAGTCAGGATTTGATCGTGGCGATGTAGTTTCATGGACCAATGACTTGGATTCTCGCCTCGGTCAATGGTATGAAGAAGGCCCAAAGTTCATGGGGAGGCGCGATGCCGACCGACAAATGGAACGACTGGTAGATGATGCCCAACGAAAAGCAAGCCGACCCGTATGAGCTAGTCATAGAGGGACGGCCCCGCACAAAGGGTCGCCCCCGCATGACACGCAGCGGCAGGGCATACACACCCAAAGAAACCGTCGAAGCAGAAGATCGAATTGTCGAAGCTGTAGGCGACAACCATCCAGTATTCGAGGGTCCAATAAAACTTGAATTACATTTCACCAACGAAAATACGTACGTCAAAATTACGTCGCTACCAGATTGGGAGAAACCCAAGCTGCGTGGCGACTTAGACAACTACATCAAACTCGCTGCTGATGGGTTACAGAAAGCAGGAATCATTCCAAATGACAGAGATGTAGTTTGGGTACAGGCAGAGAAAACATGAAATTCAAAGACCTAGATTTCTCTGAACGCCTCAACCAAATGGGCGACCAGGCCGAAGGAAAATTTGAGGAAGTAGCCCCGTGGCCCTACGCACGCTACGGGCTAAACAGGCCACCATTCCGCCTAAACAACGTCCCCCGTCAGATCTGTTACACACCTGACTACCTCACAGAAAACTATCTAATAGAAGTCCAGGGTTTTGGTCGGAGTCAAGAGATCCACATGAAGGTAGACAAACTTGATGCTCTCGGTTGGTGGCACAAACAAATGGAAGTATTACTTTTTGTTTACGATTCCATGTT